TTGAAATTGCAGTAATGTTCTAATGTTCCTTGGTTCCTAGACAAGAAGGGGGGTTTTGCGAATTTGCGTGTGGTGGAAACATCGCAGTATAGAGGGGGTCGCGCAGGGGGTTCTACATTATTTATATAGGAACATTAGGAACATTAAGAACATTATAAATAAAACAGTAACTTACAAACACCCAAAAAGGTACTTCTTGAGGAACATTAGGAACATTAAAAAGGAACATTATAAAAATAAGGGGTTTAATCCCCTGCGTACATCTCGTGGCGCAATGCTGCTCTAGTAACTGGTATATATGTGTAGTGACTCACTACCTTAACTTATCGAGGTACGTCTACTACCCAAAATAAACACGTGGCGCAAAGCTGCTCCGAGAACTGGTTTCGGTTTGGTAGTGACTCACTACTCTTTCTGGTGTGGCTGTTTGGTCGCGTGCCCGTGCCGGTGCTGACGTGGCGCAATGCTGCTCAGAGAACTGGCTTCGAAGGGTAGTAGAATTACTACCAAAATCTAGACACAAAAAAACCCCGCAACCAAAAGGCTGCGGGGCGTGGGATTAGCGAAGTGTGAAGTTGGCATATATCTGAGGCACATCGTTTTGCTTCATGTCAGCGCGTCTGTTGATCAGGTAAGAGTATTGCTCTGCCGTTAGACTTTCGCGCAGGACGCGGCGCATGTTGTCGAATTTGTCATCAGGCCATTTTGCCATCATGTTGAGCGTGGCGGTAAAGATATGTTGCATGGTTGTTTCCTCTGGGTTGATTGATAGGTGGCGCAGCGTTTCCGCTGCGCCTTGGTGTTTAGCGGATGGTACTAGCGATATTGTTCAACTCTCTGACAAAATCATCCAGATCAATAGAGCAATCAAAGCTCTCCGCTTTCTGCGCTTTCTTCACAGCCTCTTGGATCAGGCCGCGCACCTTGGTCTCAACCGAAACCGTTTTCGCATATGGGCCAGTCTTTCCTGACGCTACTTCCGCGTCGATATCCTCGCGGTTCTTCAACTGTTTCTTTATGTCGCCGATGACCGCGTTGGCTTGGCGCATCCAGTAAGAGCGGTTTTTACCGTTACACAATTTATCGCCGCACGCTGTTGACGACATATCCATCATGGCCTGCGCCTGCTTCGGGAAACCCGAGTTGATCGCCGCTTTAAAGAACGCCCAAGTTTCTGGGGTGGCCGCGCTGCCATTTGATTTTGGGCTGATGCAATGCGCTGACGTCCAGCCTGCGCCTTTTAATACGTCCACGCGTTTTATTGTGGTCAATGACGCTTTGACTGAATCGCCTGCCCATCCACGAATAGTTGTTTCGATCTCGTCGTTAACAGTTGCAACGTCGAATGTAATAGTTTGAGTAGAGTTAGTCATAGTATGTCCTTTCAAGAACGTGGGTAGTAATACCGATCCCGTCCAGAAGTGTTTCTGGCCGTTCGATAAGTTATGTATACGTGTTTTCGTGTGCCTTGTCATAGTATTCGATGCATCGACGTGGTTTATTGTAGTGAATCACTACGTTTTGGCGTATATGGTGACCCCACCTACCCCCCACACCCCTACGTGACGCGGGGTCACGCACTTCTTATAATACTATTCTGCGCAAATATTTTACGATTTTCCAAAAACGATGCCACATCACCACATTTAGTCACGGGCATCAAAACTACAGAAACGGATTTAAATGCGGATTAGAATCCGTAGCCCCCTACCCAACGATTTTCGGTGCAATTAGACCCCCACCCCCTATATATAAAACACGTCAGAATACGCCCCGATTGAAAAGCTACCAAAAATTTTTTATAATGGGGAAGAACGAGGGAGAAACCATGAGTTTACACATAGAGCCAGAGCGCGGAGTACCAAACCGCCCTGCACCTGATATGACAGACCTATCAACCCAGACTGCGGCAGCTGCAAAGACCGTAGAATACTTACATGCCAATGGGTTAGAGGTCAAAGCGACCGACGAAGACCGGGATGTAGCAGCTGCATTAGCTGTATCTTACGCCGAGAACCCCATGAAGACGTCGAGGGCGGCAACCCCGAAACGGGTGGCACAGTTAACACCGGCTACCTTGCTGTTAACCGATAGAATCCTGAAGGATTTCGGGCATTCCGTGGTGAAAAGCGCAACGCAAGTACGCCACTTGGTCACAAATAAGCTGATCGAGGAGACCGAGAACCCTGATCCACGGATACGGATACGTGCGTTGGAGCTATTGGGTAAGATTACAGACGTTGGGTTGTTCGCAGAGAAGTCCGAGGTGACAATAACTCACCAGACATCGGATGATTTGAAGGAGAAACTGCGAGAAAAGCTCTCCAGATTGGTGAATCCTGACACGGTAGAGGATGCCATAATGATAGACGGCGAGATCATCGACGTTGACAAGGAGCTAGGGTTAGATGGTTGACCTAGCTAACCTAGCTAAGGATATGGAGTTCTCGCCGGGGGATATCCAGCACATCCTAGACAATCTGGACTCGTTTAGTCCTGACGAGATCGCCGAGATTGACACAATAGTGGGTGAATTATCCTCTCGACAGGGTAATAAAGCTGCACATGACGACCTGATTGAGTTCTGCAAACGGATGCAGCCAGACTATAAAGTGGGCCGACACCACCGCATCCTAGCTGATATGCTGATGGATATAGAGCGTGGACCCAACGCCGAGAACGGTAAAGACCGCGTGTGTGTAAACATACCACCGCGCCACGGTAAGTCTCAGCTGGTGTCCATATACTACCCCGCTTGGTTCTTAGGGAGAAACCCTGACAAGAAGGTTATGATGGTGTCGCACACCACAGACTTGGCGGTGGACTTCGGGCGTAAAGTTCGTAACTTGATATCCCTGCCGGAGTACAAGGCGATATTCCCGAAGGTCTCGCTCGCGGTGGACAGTAAGTCTGCGGGGCGGTGGAACACTAACTTTGGAGGAGAATATTTTGCGTGTGGTATTGGCTCTGCACTTGCGGGCCGTGGTGCTGATCTTCTTCTGGTGGATGATCCTCACTCTGAGCAAGACGTTATTAACGGGAATTTTGCCGTCTTCGATAAAGCCTACGAATGGTTCACCTTCGGTGCGCGTACTCGACTGATGCCCGGGGGCCGTGTGGCTATCGTACAGACTAGATGGCATATGGACGACCTGAGCGGGCGTGTGATTAACGACATGGTCAAGAACGAGATGTCCGACCAGTACGAGGTCGTTGAGTTTCCCGCGATCCTAGACTCGGAAGATGCAGACGGTAAACCCATACAGAAACCGCTGTGGCCTGAGTTCTTCGATCTGGCGGCGTTGCTACGCACAAAAGCATCCATGCCTGCGTTCCAATGGAACTCGCAGTATCAACAGAAACCCACCTCAGAAGAAGCGTCCATCGTAAAACGTGAGTGGTGGAACATCTGGCCGAACGATGCGATGCCTCACGTCGAGTACATAATCATGTCCCTTGACGCGGCAGCAGAGAAACACAACCGCGCCGATTACACCGCGCTTACGTCGTGGGGCGTGTTCCTCAACAAAGAGACAGACAACCACAATATCATACTGCTGGACTCCATAAAAGAACGGTTGGAATTTCCTGAGTTAAAACAACTAGCTATGGACGAGTACAACAGGTGGGAGCCTGACGCGTTCATCGTGGAGAAGAAAAGTTCCGGTGTGGCCCTCTACCAAGAGATGCGACGCATGGGTCTGCCAGTCACAGAATATACACCGCACCGTGGGACCGGCGACAAACTTGCGCGCTTGAACTCCGTGTCAGATATCATATCCTCGGGCATGGTCTGGGTACCGGCGACACGCTGGGCAGACGAGCTGGTGGAAGAAGTGGCTGGGTTTCCGTTCATGTCGAACGATGACTTGGTCGATAGCACAGTGATGGCGCTACTTCGGTTTCGTCAGGGTGGATTTATTCGGCTACCATCAGATATGCAGGAAGATGATTCTTATATACGTCGTAAAGCGGCGTACTATTGACAGGGATGACACAGATACAAGTTTACAGTATATCTCATACAGGACGTTGGTAGCGTCCGTGGGGACATTTCGTACAGCCCTCCCCCGTGCGTTGTGTCCCCACACTACAATGGGGTATTTCAATTTTAGCACTATATCTGCTATAGTGCGTCCAAACGCTTATAACGAGGCATATCATGGCAGTCGAAAAACCTATGGAACCCAGCGACATTCTCCTTATGGAGCCGGAACTTGACATCGAGATCGAAGCCCCAATGGACGTCGAAGTCCTCGAAGTTGAAATGGACGACGGGTCTGTCGTAATAGACTTTGGCGAAGGTACTGATTCTGAAGAAGAAATTGAGCACGACTCCAATCTCGCAGAGTTTATTGACGACGACGAGCTTGAGTCCCTTGCAAACGAATTGATAGAGAGCTTCGCATCCGACCGCTCATCTCGCGGCGAGTGGGCTAACGCTTACATCAAAGGCATGGATTTGCTGGGTATGAAAGTTGAAGAGCGTACGGAGCCGTGGAATGGTGCGTCAGGGGTCTACCACCCCATGATGACTGAAGCAGTTATAAAGTTTCAAGCACAGGCCATGGGCGAGCTTATGCCAGCTGCCGGGCCAGTCCGCAGTAAGATCATGGGTAAGTTAACACCCGAGAAGTTTGAGCAGGCTCAACGCGTAGAAACCGAATTAAACTACCTGATTACCGAGAAAATGCCTGATTATCGCGATGAAATGGAACAAATGCTGTTTAAACTGCCGATGGCAGGCTCCGCGTTCAAGAAAATCTACTTCGACCCCATCACCGAGCGCCCTGTGGCACAGTTTGTACCCGCAGAAGACCTTGTAGTGTCCCACGGATCATCGAACCTCCGTACAGCACCACGGTTTACGCACGTGATGAAGCGTACCTCAGAGGAAATCTTGAAGCTGCAGGTAAACGGTTTCTACCGCGATGTAGAACTGCCGGAAGCTACCAAAGAAACCACTGACATCGAAGATAAGTACAACGAACTAGAAGGCTCCGAGCCTACATTCTCCGATGATCCCCGCTACACTCTCCTAGAAATGCACGTGGACTTAGATTTACCTGAACCATTTGACGATGTAGACGGTGTCGCACTGCCATACGTGGTAACAATCGACAAATCTTCCAGCATTGTGTTGGCTATACGCCGTAATTGGTACGAGGAAGACGTAAAACGTGAGAAACGCATGCACGTCGTACATTACCCTTATTTGCCCGGAATGGGCTTCTACGGCACGGGTCTCATCCACACACTAGGTGGTTTGACCAAGTCCGCTACTTCTATCATGCGCCAGTTGATCGACGCTGGTACACTCTCCAACCTCCCCGCAGGCTTTAAAGCCCGTGGCATGCGTATTACTGGGGATAACACCCCCATCATGCCGGGTGAGTTCAGAGACGTTGACGTGCCCGCTGGTACGATCAAGGACGCGATTGTACCCTTACCCTACAAAGAGCCATCAAGCGTACTGTACTCACTGCTTGGGAACGTCGTAGACGAGGGCAGACGCATTGGTGCGGTAGGTGACATCCAAATAGGCGATATAAGCGCTCAGGCCCCCGTAGGAACGACCCTAGCCCTAATGGAGCGTTCAATGCAGGTGATGTCTGGCATTCAAGCCCGTCTCCACGCTGCAATGAAGCAAGAGCTACGAATCCTAGCGCGGATCGTACACGATTACATGCCCGCAGAGTACGCCTACGAGATGGACGAGCCTGCTGACCGTATCTCCGACTTTGACGGTCGAGTAGACGTAATTCCGGTGTCTGACCCTAACGCGGCAACAATGGCACAGCGCATCATGCAGTACCAAGCCGCTCTTCAGTTGGCGCAGCAAGCCCCACAACTATATGACATGGGCAAACTACACCGCCAAATGCTTGAAGTTCTGGGTATTAAGGACGCTGACGATATTATAAAATTGCCGGGCGACATCAAACCTTCCGACCCAGTGACGGAGAACATGGCTATCTTGAAGCAAGAGCCAGTGAAGGCCTTTGCATATCAGGACCACGAGGCTCACATCCAGACGCACATGATGGCTATGCAAGACCCGAAAATCCAACAGATCGTTGGGCAATCGCCGTTTGCAAGCGCTATCCAGTCTTCAATGATGTCTCACATCACGGAGCACGTCGCTCTGCAGTATCGCGTGGAGATACAGAAACAACTCGGTGTGGAACTCCCAGACCCAGAAGCCCCGCTACCAGAAGACGTCGAACTTCAAGTGTCACGTCTGGTCGCGCAAGCAGCAGAGAAGCTGTTCAAGAAAGACCAAGCCGAAGCTGCTGCAGAACAAGCTGCCCAACAGCAGGCTGATCCTCTCACGCAAATTCAACAACGTGAGCTTATGATTAAAGAGACAGAGCTAAAGCACAA